AAATGTTGGCAATGCAAAAGAAACAGAGTGAACGACCTTGTAGGTCGATGCATTGCCGAAAGTAGGTATTCGAAGAAAACCTACGCAGTAACGTTGACCTATGCGAATGACGCAGGGGTTAACGCTGTAACGCTGGTTTATAAAGACGTTCAAGATTTTTTGAAAAGGCTAAGAAAGCGTTACGACGTACGGTATATTGTGGCCGGTGAATATGGCACGGCGAAAGGTCGAGCCCATTGGCACATAATTTTATTTTTTAAGGATAAACCCTGGTGGCCGCACTTGGGGACGCCATGGGGAAAGTGTGAAACACATCCTAAAATAGAACAGAATGTAAGAGTACAGTGGAAATACTGGCACAAAGGGTTCAGTTATTTTCAGCAACCAGATTGGAAAGGGTTTCAGTACGTATTGAAATACGTTTTGAAAGACACTGATCTGGATAGTGCCGATAGTCATCTTGCAATGAGCAAAAAACCACCACTAGGCCATGAATTTTTTATGGACCTAGCAGAAACGCATGTTGAGCAAGCGGTTATACCGCGTTCGTTTAAATATAAGGTGGGTGGCGTAAGAAAAGATAATGGCACGGACAAGGTTTTTATGATGCAAGGAAAAACGCGGGAAAATTTTATGGCCGCTTTTAAAAATGGATGGATAGAAAAATACGGCAAAGAGCCGTTTAGTGAATTTTATGAGGAATGGGACGAAAAAAATTATAATTATAATTATGAAGAACCGATAGGCTGGAAGATAATTAAATTAAATGAAAAAGAGATATCCATCCCAATATTTGATGAAGCAGAAAATATAAAAAGATTACATCATAAAGAAGTAAAGTATGTACAGCCGTGGATAGATTTTAATCAAACGTTTGATATGGGCGTTTTGATGGAGATAAATTACGCGGGACGCGATATAGTTATACACGGTAAAAAGAACGATAATGAAATTTATGAGGACGGAAAATGGCGAAGCGTAGACGAAATAAATCATTACGTGGAACACGGAGAAATCAAAAGTCTGGAGTTATACGAAGACGTACAACGCGAGTTGATAGAAAAGTTGCAGCAACAGTAAGGCAGCGGCAACAATTAAAACGTATACCAATATTGGTAGAAAGCGTTGCTGCAGCACCCTCCCCTACTGGAAGACAGCGTCAGCGAGAAACCCCCGTGAAAAAAGAACGGTCAGACGTAAGGCTGCGGGTAAGGTGCAAGGATAGACCAAAAAACAATAAACCGCACGACGGTGTAAGTGGTCGAAAAGAATTTATTCCGTGGTGTTAAAAAAAAGTTAGTGTCAAAGCTTGACAAGGTACGAAACAAGCCTTTAACAATAACACAGCAAGAACAAAAAACGTAAGGGGTTGGAAAGATTTAACAACAGCATAATATATATTATGCGAACAAGTTGGTTAAAGTTCCAATATGATATCAATTGATAAATATTATAGCTAGAGAATTTTTGAAACCATTGATACGCCGAGCAGGTTCAATGATTGGCGGAACGTTGGTTGGAGTTGGTATCGCACAAGAGCAAGCGGTGCAAGTCGAAACCGCGGCTATTACGATTTTATGTGTGCTTGCAGATCTTATTTTGTCAAAATTAGAGCGGAGTGCAAGAGATGAATAAAACGTTTGTAAACGTGCTTCACGGAGCAGTTATGGGAGCTGTTATTAGTGTAGCGTTATATGGCCCAATTTATTTTGATTGGACTTGGTGATGTCTGCGTTTTTAGGACAAATAGCTAGTGCAGTTGTGGGGTCTTTGTTTTCATACAAAGCAGCGCAACAACAACGAAACCAAGCAATAAAAGATCAAGATAACCAGTTTGTACGTATGAGAAATGCGGCGCAACGTGCGGGTTTTAACCCTTTAACAGTTTTGCGAAATACTGGTGGACAAGGGTTTACAGGTTTACCGACAATTTCAAAAGCTGCGGCGTTTGGAAATGCGGCGGCGGGTATATTTGACGCGTATAGGCAAGCGCCTATCGATAAATATAACAAGCAAGTAAGAGATTTGACTTTAAAAAGTATGAAAGCGGATATTGGCAATACGTTGGCCAATACGCGTTATACGGGAATATTGTCAAAACAAGCCGGTTACTCCGGCGGTGCAAGTATTACCGGAAATGTTTTAACTGCTGGTGCAAATGTCGGAAATACAACAGGTAAAATAAGCGAAGCGATTTTATTGCCTGGTACAGATAAAACGTTAGACGAAGTTTTAGCACAAACACCGGTTGAAGTGCGAGTGACTAAAACAGGCGATGGAAGTTATGTTAATAACACGTTGACTGCAGGTTTGTATCCGTTGGTAACACCAATGGGTAATACAATTTTTGTACCTTGGAATCCAGAGGATGCGGATATCGGCGCTATAGCGGGCGGTATATCGCAATATTCTGGAACAAAACTTTACGATTTTGGAAAAAATGTTGGTCAAAAATTAGATGAATGGCGATTTCAGCGCCAATTCAGTCGCGCGGTAGATGCGCAATATAAGTAAGTGCAAAAAGTGCAAGAAAATACGGCAGAAGTTTGTTGCTATGGTGAAACGATTAAAAAGGAAAAAGTAAAATGCGAATGACGGAAATGGTGCCAAGTGCACCGATACAGGTACAAAGGTCAACGCGTCGCGATCGCGGGCGTGTGTTGACGTCAGCTGACGCTGGTAAGATTTTGCCTTTGAAATATATTCCGATGCTGCGCGAAGACGCAGTAAAGCGTGGACGCGTTCGGGTTAATATTGAAATGATGGAAACAGCACAGCTGTTGATGAATGGTATACGTGTTGATGTTATGGCGCATTATGTACCAATGTTAGCGTTTGACCGTTTTAACGGATCAATGGAAGAATTGAACCGGTCGTATAAAGGCGAAACAGGTATTGGCGGAAGTGTTGTTCCGTTTTTTGAAACGAATAAATATATGAACATAACTCACGGGACTACTGCTTCGTTTGGATCTCCTGAGATTATGGATACGTATTCGGATGCTACATATTCAAACGAGTTGTATCAAACGCTTGGTATACATTTTGAAGGCGATGATTTGAATATGACTGTGGTTGAAGCATATAATGCGATTGTTAATCATCGTCGTAAAGCACGCTCAGCGTCATTGCCTGTGCGTAATCCGTTTGACCACAGTTTGGCAGAAGCTTTTTGGTCGTTGGACAATAATCATATTGTTCCGGATTTTGACCAAAAGTTAATAGACGGTGAAGTTGCGTTAAACGCTTTAACGTTCGAGGCTCCGTTAGTTTCGCAAAATGGAATGTTGTATAATGGTCATTTTGCACCATCTGATACTACGGGTAGTGCTACAACAACTAATGCAGACGGTGAACATGTTTGGAATAATTTATACGCGGAATTGACGTCTGGCGGTAACGCTACGATGTCATTAGCGGATATTGATCAAGCAAAGAAAACAGCAGCATTTGCAAAATTGCGGAGCATGTATGATGGGATTGAGGACGAGCACATTATTGACATGTTGATGGAAGGCATTCGCGTTCCAGAAGAAACAATGAAGCAACCAATTTTGTTGAGTAAAAAATCAACAATGATTGGATATAACCAACGTTATGCAACAGACGCTGCTAATTTGGACACAAGTGTTACAAACGGATTTGCGAGTGTAGAATGTTCAATTCGAACACCGCAAATGAATACAGGCGGCGTAATAATGATTACGGCGGAAATTGTTCCAGAGCAAATGTGGGAACGCAAGAAAGATTATTTCTTGTACGAAACAAATCCAGATAATTTACCAAATTATTTGCGTGATGTTTTGGATCCAGAGCAAGTGTCAGTTGTAAAAAATGACCATTTGGACGTTAACCACAGTACACCAAACGGGACGTTTGGATATGCACCGTTAAATCATGAATATCAGCGCGATATGGTAAATGTGGGCGGTAAGTATTACCGACCATCAAACGATGCGTTTGATGAAGATCGTGCAAAGATTTGGACGGTGGAACAAACGGACCCGAGTTTGTCTGAAGATTTTTATTTGGTGTCAGGTTTGCATAAAAAAGTGTTTAGCGATCAGGTCGCGGACGCTTTTGAGATAACGTGTATTTCGGACATTGAAATTACGGGCAATACGGTATTTGGACAGCGGTTGTTGGAAGCAGACGCAACGTCTGATTATCAGGAAATCACAAACTTGGTCGATAGCGCTCGCATCGACAAGTAATGTGACGGGCGGGTGGCCCTCCCCTGCCCGCCCATTTTAACAAAAAGGAGCAGAAAGAAATGAAGCACTTTAAGAATGGGTCATTGACAGAATGGCAACAAGTAAAAGCTGGAGCGGTAATTGCATTTGAAAGTAACAAAGCAAAGCGCGTTAGTTTTCAAGTAAACTCAAATTCAAAAATTGAGGTTTGGGCGTCACAAGATGCGGATATGAAAGAAGCCGTATTGCAGGGCGCGGCGGACGATAAAATGACTGTAGAATATACAGCAGTAGGAAGCAGTTGGGTGCAAATTAAAGCGGAGAAAGGCGCTGCGGTGTTTGTTAACATTAGAGACGTTGACCAACGTATTGCGCCAGCTGAGAAGGACAGTTTTGTTAATATTGAGCCACGGGTACGCAATAACGATGAGTTTGCGCGTATGATGAAGTGGGTAAAATTAAACGAAGAGCGACGCGACGCTGCTATGGCAGACGAGCGCGCAGAGCTGGCAAAGTTGAGGCAACAAGTTTCTCAGCAAAGTAGCGAACAGGAGCAACAGTTAGTGCCGGAGGCACAGAGTGAGCAAGTAGAGGGCGACGATGCAACAGGAGCAGCGACCGCCGAATAAGTTTATGAAATGGGTGAAGTTCCTAGACCGCGTACAGGCGTGGTTTAGGGATGAGCTTGTTCATAAAGATTATACGGTAGCAGCGTATGCATTAGCAGACGCAAAAGCCCTGAAGCGAAAAGATGTAATTCGAAAACAAACAGAAACGCAATATGAGGGTGTACACCCTGAGATAGTCGATTTCTGGAAAGCAATGCTGAAAGCATGCAGCGCGCGAAACATACCTGTTTTAGCGTTTGAAATGTTGCGTGATGAGCAACGTCAAAACGAATTACACGCGCAAGGGAGAAGTAAAGCTAAGGGCGGTAATTCACCGCA